CATATACTGCTTAACTGCCGCAGTTCCCGCCGCTACCAACGGTGCTGTTACTGTTGCCGTTAATGTGTTACCGACTTTAGTCAATCCGTTTCTGACACCTGCAGTTTTGTCCTGTAATTCGCTATATTTGTTTTTAACCTGTGTAATATATTGCGACTGTTTTTTTAATTCATCTGTCGTCTGCTTTAACTCATTTCTTAAATTTGCCTCTGCTAATTGACTTTTCGATAGATTATTGCTGAAACGATTGAAATTCGTATCAGCTGTTTTAACGGCACTTTCAGCCTTTTTTACTTCGTCTTTCAACTTTTTCATTTCGTCGCTGTTGGCCTTTAGGCTTGTCTTGCCCTTGTTGTATGCCTCATTCGCACGTTCCAAACGTTGACGGGCGGCGTCCTGTGCCTTTGACGCCTGTTCTACCATTTGTTTATATTTCTGTGTAATCTGTGATTGTTGGTTTAGCTGTGTAGACAGGGATTTATATTTATTCTGTAAACGGTCCAATGATGAACCTGTCGTTTTTAATGTGGCGTCTGTAACCTTAAACTCATTCTGCGTTTGTTTCATTGAATTACCTAACGCCTTGATTTCCTGTTGTGCCTCTTTTGTGTTGAAACCAATGCTAATATTTGTGCCGTCACTCATTCTTTTCACCTCATATTCCGAAATCTGCCAAACTCGGCAGTTTATCGTTATTCTGTTTTTCTGCTGTTTTTGTATTTCCGTTCATCATCTCATAAATTTTCCAAAATTTACGGGGTGTGCAGTCCCAAAATTCATCATCTGAAAATTGCAGGCGGTAACGTCCTATAAAATATAGTTTGTCCCAATCGTACGGAGCGTCCCGCCTTACTGTTCCCCCTGTTCTTCCGTTGCCTCCTGCACTCCGAACGCTGAAATCACTGCGGCATATACCACATCATACAAAATATTTATAGTACCCAACGAAATCCAATCTTCAATGTCCACTTTTCGCAAATTGTACCTTTCGCCAACCATTGCATATAGAAAATTTAAAACATCACCGTATATATCTGTCTTGTTTCCGAACATTTCAATAGCTTGGCCGACACTTCCGTACATTTGCTCTAATACTCGCAATGCTCTGTATGTCAGCTTTATTTCGTATTCTTTATCCTCAATTTTTATCTTCTTGCCCTGTTAAATCTAATGTTTCTTCCATTTTCAAAAACTCCTTTCATATGCAAAAAACGCACATCATAATGATGTGCTTGATTTATTTGCGTTTCTGTGCTATACTTGATTTATAAAAACTTATTTTTTCCTTTTACCGTCCTGCGTGGGACGGTTTTTTTTATTTAATTATTCTTTTGGAACTGTGTCACCTGCATTTACTGTAGGTGTTGATTTCGTTCCTTTTGCGTAGGTTTTATTTATTTTTTCTACTGTCAGGAATGCATCCGCCTCTTTTTCAGTGTCAAAGACACCGTAAATTCTCCAAACACCGTCCGCACGTCTTGCCATTGATTTGAATGACATTGTGTCAGACTGTGGATTTAGTTTTTCAGTTCCGGCTGTTTCCGCTGAAAAATCACTTGTGCTGTATTTTGTTCGTAACAGCCACACTGCTAAAATTTTACCGTCGTTTAACGGTGTCATAAATCCTGTTGCAAATTCGGCAGGGTCGTCCTTTTCTGTTGATACATAAATTCCGTCCTCTGTTAATGTTTCATCTAACAACATTGCCTGTTCTGCCGGTGAAAACATTGTTCTTTGCGCCTTACCGTCATAACCTGTACACTTTGACAATACGTCAGTGCAATCGTCACTGTCTACGTCTGTTGTTTGTGTTTTTGCAGTTAAATCAATATTCTGCACATTTAGCAAATGTTTAACTTCGTCGTATTCAACTTTAGGCTCACCGCCTGTCATTGCCGCACTTTTATCACTGTTTATTTTTGCAATTCTTAATCCTTTTAAACCTGTTCTGATTTGCATAATTTTATACCTCCATTTTTAACGTTACATTTATCGGTTTGTGATATATATTTGTATCTGATTCGTACATATCGCTTTGCAGTTCTACCCTGCACATCAAAAAATCTGTTTCCAACGTTTCTTTTACTGCCTTTGATAGTTCAAACAAATTATTCTGTTTGCTCCAAATATCCAAACGCACGATAACAGTATTCATTATTGCGCTGTCATCAGCATATTCGGAATCGTTATTCAGCATTTCAAACATTGTTATTCGCGGGAACAAATTTTTGTCTTTATCCGGTGCTCTCGGATTGTTGTATATTGCGGCTATTTTTTTTGTTACCGCCGCAGATTTTTTCAATGACTGATATATCATTAACATTGTATCTTGCAACGCTATCCCTCCAATCTTGACTTGATTTCTTGCTCTAATGCCGCTTTCATTTTCGGTTCAACGACAGATTTAACTGCCGCCTCTGCTTTTTTCATAAACGGTCTTGCCACCATTTTGCTTGTACCGTTTTCAACATAAAATAAATACTGTGCAATGCTCCAATCCAACTTGGCACCGTCACCGTCAAACACTCCAACTAACTTATATCGTCCGCCGTAGCCGTCACGCGTTTTACTCGCCCGAACGTGATTTCGTGCGTGAAAACTGTCTTTTTCCTTTCGGTCATATGGAACGTGTGGTTTGAATGTGCTGACTGCCAACGGTGCGACTTCGTCCAACACTTTGTCGGCCACTTCGTTCATTGATACACCTAAATTTTCAATTTTAAGTACCAATGACGAAAACCCCTCATATTCAACGCCGTATTTAGCCATTGTTGACCGCCTCCGCCGTTATGATTTGTATGTCGTGCGATTCGGATGCGTCGTTTATTGCACGGATATTATAATATGTCCCTCCGTATTTTATATAGTGGTCCTCTGTCAGAATTTTTTTGTATCTGATTGTAAACGTCACCGTTCTTTCGGCATTTACCGCTGCCGCAGTAAAATACTCCGAACCCCTAACGTGTTTCACATTCGCCCAAACGGTACAGACGGGGACATATTTCTGTCCCTCGTCGCGTCCTGTTTCAGGATTGATACCGTCTGTTAATTCACAAATTTCAACACGTCTGTTTAATTGTCCGGCATTTATCATCAGCAACACCTCACAATAAATTCACGGAATGCAGTGCCAAAATCTGCGTAACTGTCGGATTTTCTTTGTCAGACTGCACTGTCATTTGTCGATTGTCGTACATATCACCGCACAACACCAACGCCGCAATCGTCAAATCCTCGTAGTTATCCATTTCTTCATCAGTTAAACCGGTGTACGATTTTATGTACTGAATGGACGCCGTATGAATAGTTGAAAATGTTTGTTCTTCGCCCTCATACTCCGCACGCAGATATTCGGCTATGTATTCATCTGTTAATTCGCTGATTTTCATATCTGCCACCTATTATGCAGCTTTCATTTTCAAACCTGCGATTTTTTGTTTTTCAACGATTTTACTGTCAAATTCAGTGTAACCGCATACACCGATTGCATATTGTGTCGCATATTTTTCAAATAGTACGTTGATTTCCATAGCGTTGGCTAATTTGACATACAAACCGGACATATCGCCATATACAATAGTTGTTGTGCTTGCCGCAATTTTAGGTGCATTTTCTGAAACGTATACAGGCTTACCCAACAGCTCCCAACCGAACTCTTTTGTAATATCGCGGTTTAGTAGGTAATTACCCTCGTTATCCTTTAACTTTCGGATTTGTGCCAGTGTTTCTTTGTTCATAATCCAGCACGCATTTTGTTGGAACTGCTGTGGCACTGTCATTTGAACGTCAATCAATTCATCAGCTATAATATCCTTTGCACTTGCTGATGTAACTAAATTCGTTGTCTCAAATACACCTTGATATTTATTTTTTTGACCGTTTAACAATCCCTTTTCAAGAAATTCTGCAATATTTTCAGCTACTTTATTGATTGTAAATGATACCAAATCAAAACCGCTCTGATTGATTAATGATTTAGAAATCAGTTTCAATACGCCGACAATATAGTTTTCAAGTGTTATTGTCGTGAATTTACCCGAACTTTCGGTCAATTCCTGCATATCTTCCACTAACGTAGCACCTGTATCAGTTGTATCGTCGTAAACAGGGAACGACAAATTACCGCCAACGTTGTATATTGTCGCCATACTGTAAATAGGTGATAATTCTTTCACTCTTTCGATGATACGGTCAGCGATTGTCGTTGGAATCAATGCTTTTCCGCTGTCTGCTGAAGTGCTTAGCGCCCTTGTTTCATCTCTTAGGAACTTTTCAAATTTTGCCTCATCCGCCGCACGTTGTTCCATATTCTCTTTTTTTGCTCCGTCAAATTTAGCACTTGACAAACTTCTTGCCTCATTTTGTGCTTTTAATGTTTTATCAATTCCGTCAATTTCTTTTTTGATTTCATCAAATCTTGATGTTTCATCATCTGTCAACGCTCTTGTTTCCTTTTCTGCGTCTTTGATGATGTTTCCCATTTCCTCGACCAGATTATTACGTTGTTCAATCAAATCCGGTAATGCTCTTGTTTCAAATTTTCTTGCAGCTTTTCTTTCAAAATCTCTAAATATTTGTTTTTTACTTTTCATTGTATTGTCCGCCTTTCATCTTTAAAAACTCAACTTCGTGTTTGTAACGTGAAATTAATGCACGTTTTTCTTCTTCGTCCTCGTCGTTCTTTTCTTTCTTCTCTTGCTTTGCAGTTTCTTTAACGACTTGACTTTCGTCCTCATAACTTCGTCTTTCAAATGCTTTTTCTTGGTCTGAACGTTGTTCAATGCTTGTTGCTATATATGCCGGTGTAACACTTAGAATTGATACTTCGGACATATCAATGTCTTTCAAATATCGGTGTTGCATACCGTCTTCAGCGTCTTTCCATTCGTCAGCACAACTATAGAAACCAAAACTCCAACCGCGTAACTCGCCTTTGTTGGCCTTTTCGATAACTTCGGGGTCTGCTACGTCACACGACGCAAACAATCCGATATTATCTTCACGCAGTTGCAATTCACCTGTTTCTGTCGAACCCAAAATTTTATCCGCTCTGTGATTAAAACGTAATTCAACGTTTGGATTTCGTCTTAACGACTTTGCGAATGTTTTCGGTTCTACACATTCTATGAACTTGCCGTGACTTGACGAAATCGGACGGCTGTCACGTCCGGTCGCACAAACATAGCCCTCAATATGAACGCTATTCGCTCGTATTTCCACTCTTATCACCTTTAACACCCCCTTTCATTTCCTCGACATCTACTGTCTGATTTGTGTTTGGTGTATATACTTGTCCCTTTTGCGGGTAGTATAAAACGTCGTTTAATCCCAATTTGACAAAATCCAAACCTAATGGCGGTAATCCTTCCATTTCTCGGACTTCATCTATTTGAATGAAATTGTTTTTAATACCTGTTTCATATGCGGCATATCTCTTTTGCATATCGCCTTTTAACAGTGTCTTGGTATCTATCGAAAATGACAACTTTCCGTATTCACTTTGCAGTAGCAAATCTTTATTCAGTGCCGTTTCAATGGCTTTGATAATCGGCAAAATTGCCGATTTGATACCGTTGTTATAGTTTTCATCACTGCACGTCCCGTTGATTATTTCAGGGGACAGGTTGAATAACTTTGCTATTTCAATCGCGTTTGCCTCTTTGTTTTCTTTCAACTGCATTTCCACACTTGACAATGACGCCTCTGTGAATTTTAAACCGTTGTTTAGCACCATTATGTTCTCTTCGTTGTTTCTGTAAAATCGTTGCCACGTTCTTTTTAATTTGGTTAATGCCGATTCCTCTAATCGTTTTTCCGATTGTAAAAAACCTTTTTTGCCGCCGGATTTGACAAGACTGTTTTCAAATTTTAACGTGTTGTATGCCACTGACAACATCTTATTGTTTTCTTCGATTATGCCTTTGCCTGTAGCTCCATTTTCACTGCGACGTGTCAGTTTTAAAAACTCCCAATCGCAGTATTTCTGACCGTTCACCATTATGTCATAATCTTTAAATATCGGGTCTGTTCCCTCGATTACGGAAACTTTTGACGATTTCACATAGTGCAGACTTTTAACGGCGTTTCGATTTCGGTTGATGAAAATATATCCCTCACCGTCTGTCAGAACATCAGATAACCACGCCGTTTTCATCTGAAATGCGTCTAATTTATCGCCTGTTTCACTGTTTAACAGATGAACTCTGAAATCATCTTCGACATTACCGCCGCCGTTAATATCTTTCAGAACTATCGGCAACATTGCTATTGTATTGGCTATGAAATTTACACAACTTGTCACGGTCGGAATGCTCATAGCCTCGTCTTTTGAAATCGTATCGCTTACACCTGCGATTAATTCAATGATGTTTGTACCGCTATCTTCCGCCGCACGTCTAAAAAATTTTCTTTTCCACATTTTTTCTTTCACTCCCTTATGCTGTTTGTATGCCCCAATCTAATCCGGTGTCGAAAATTTCGTGTTGTTGCATTATGTACACGGCTATGATTGTAGCGACAACCATATCAACCTTGCCCGCAGAACGTTTTTTATTGACGTACTTGTTTTTGTTCGTATCTTCTGTACATTTTGCATTTTGGTAATTGATTTCGTACAATTCGTTTGCCTTGTATAAAAATTGGTGGTTTAAAATACATTCCTTTAACAGTTTTGTCGGTGCGTGCAAAGTTCGTGAGTGTTGCTCTACTTCCGTCACGTTATAGCCGGCACGCTCCCATTTTTGTGCCGACGACATTGCATTACGTCGGTCATATCCAATATCAATGATTTTGACGCCGTACTGTTCTTCAATCTTCATTACATATTCTTCAATGACCGCGTAATCGACAACTCTGTCACCGCACGCCACGCACTGCATTTGTTTTATAAAATGCCTGTAATCCACACGTTCCGTCGCACTTTTTTCGTCTGTCCGTGCCTCGGGTATAAATGCCAGTGGCTCGCAATAAACCACTCCGTCAACATATGCCACCATTACAACGGCACAGTTATCAGTTGTTTCCGCCAAATCGACACCAATATAAACGTCTAATCCAGTCCAATCAATCTCGCCGTTCTCTAATCGACACGCCTTTACGTCTGCAACGTCAATATAGCTTTCAGTTCCTATTCCTTGATAAATTATGTTGCAGTGCTTTGTAACAAAATTTTCACGGCGGCTCGGCATTTGTATCGCACGTTCCCTGTTGTCTTTCAAATCTTTCATTATGCTTGGAATTTCTAATGCCAACGGATTGGACTGCTCCAGTATTCCGTCGTCTCTCATCCATTCATCTTCTTTGGTATTGTCCGGCTCATATAACAGTGCAAAAACCTTGTTGTCGTTGATTACTCCGTCCAAAACGTTTTTTGCATACTGTACTTCGTCCTCGAACGGATTATCGAACGTCGGGTATTTAGTGCTAATGATACAGCCTAATTTATTCAGTATTGTCAGCTGTCCTGAACGCATTGCCTCAATCGCATATGGGTTCGGTAATGCTCCCACTTCGTCCGCCAAAAATGCGTTTGGCAGACGTCCGTCAAGTCTTGAGTTGGAATAGTTCAACGGGATATATACATTCTCATTCAGCAGACATTTAATATCATCCCTACGAATTTTGAACCTATCCATTAATGCAGGACTTGACAATATAATCTCTCGGATTGCCGTTTTCACTTCTCTTGACAATGTTCCGTCCGGTGCGACCGAATAGAACTTTGAAAATTTCGGTTCACAAAAAAACAGCAGTATGAAAATGACGCCGATAATAATTGTCTTACCGTTCTTTCGGCATATTTCCAATAATGCTGTTTCATATTTTCGTTTATTTTTATTTTCCCTGTATACCGTACACAATACCGCAATAATCAGAAAAAACTGAAAACCCGCAAGACTTTCATATACAGTTTGATTTTTTGCCATTCCCGACGGCATAATCATTAATTTTAATAGTTTGTCTATCAGTTGAACTTTTTTCTTTGATATGCAAAACTCGTTGTCTTGCTCATCTGCAATTTGCAAAAATTCTTTGCATTGCAGTTTGACGTATTTCGGCGCGTTGATTTTTCCGTCGCAAACGTCTTGCGCATATCTATACGCTTTGTGTTCTCTATCCATCATATTCGTTCGCCTCTTTCAGTGCATTTAACAGCGGGTCCTCTTTGTTTTTGCTCGCCGTTAAATTTAAACTGCCTATCTTTGCTCGTGCCTGCGGTGACAGACACAATTCATTACAACAACGGTACAAATCTTTTGTGTATTTGTCCTTACTTGCCATAAAATCTTTATTAAAAATCAATGAAAAATCATCATTTATTTTGCGTTCTATATCCTGTAATCGGTCAACTGCAATAGAAAATTGAGTTAAAATATACACGTCCAAATTACTCAAAATTTCGCTCTCGTCCAATTCCTTTTTTATCTTTCGGAAAATCTTTTTTTGATTGTTTGATAAATACGTCGGAGGTCGGAGGTTATCAGCTTTCCCACGGATTTTTTCTTCGACTTCTTGACGTTGTTTTTCTTCCGATTTTGTGTTGTGTCGTGATTGTGTTTTTACCGATTTCGCCGGTCGTGCCATACCTCCCTCACCTCTCGTATTTTTTGAATTTCAATTTTAAAATTTCATTTTGGGAATTTTTTGTGTGCTTATACCCCTTGTTTCCTGTACAAATCCCCCAGCCGAAAAAATTCTAATGGCCGGGGGGTGTCTGTTCCTGCTCTAATGCGATTTTCTGCAATACTTTTTTCGGAATTTCGCCGCTGTCTGCCATTTTATGGTGGCAGTCGCAAAGGCTGATTAAGTTACTGTTTTCATCACGCAGTTCGTAATTGTCTTTCAGCGGTACAATGTGATGAACACTGATACCGTTCGTATTGTATTGACGTGCACCGTATTTATACAATCCACGCACGCATATTTGACACATATTCATATCACGTTCTTTTATCTCGTTGCGTTTGCGTTGCCACGAAATTGTATTTCTGTATCTGTCATATTCATACTTTTTTTTATTCCGGCTCTGCCTACGCTTTGCCTGTGGACATTTGTACATAACGTCGTGAATACGTCCACAGTACGGACAGCTTTTTCTCATTTATTTTTCACCTCTTTCCGCCGTTCATATATCACTTATATCTATCTTGCCTCTCATCAGCTCCGGCAACAGTGCGTCACGTAGTTCTGCCAAATATCTATTTTCTTCAACGTTTAGATAATATATGTGTTGTTTCCACGTGTTAAATATCATCATAAGAATACTTGAAATGTTTTCTTTGCTGTTGTTTGAAAATGTTATTTCGTTTTTATTTTTGGTTGTTTTAAAATAATCATTTTTAACAATCTTTTCACCACATATTTTTTCTGTCAATTTTGAAAAATCATTATTTGTACTGTTGTCCTGCTTAAACAGCTCAATGTCAAATCCTAAAGACTTGGCGATTGTTTCGTTTATTGTTAGTTTACAAGTATTTTTTTCAGTTACAATTCTGTTAATATCCGCAACTATTTCGTTGTACGGTCTATGTGCATTTTCTATATTTTCAAATTCTATGTATCGGCTCGGTGTCAATACATAATCATTTTTTTTGATTTCTTCAATGCTTACTGCCTTGCAGTAACCCGCTATGTTTCCGTACTGCTCAATCTGTATCAATACATCTTGTATCTGACTTTCGGATATAACCTTGACTTCTTTCGCGTATGTCCTGTTTGTGTGACTTTTGCCGCCAAACTGCCCGTTTTGCATTCGCTGTTCTGTTTCATACCTCTGTCGTAGGTCAATCATTTCTACTGTCGAATGCTGTTTATTTTTATTAAATGTTATAATACACGTTGGTATTGACGTAACTTCAAACATTTTATCCGGACATACAATTATACTTTCTATGAAATTCATTTCAACTAAATACTGTCTTATTTGCTTTTCCTTTTGGTTGTCTGTACTTAAAACACCATTCGGCAATATAAAACTTGCCTTGCCGTTAATGTCACCTAACGCAGTCAATACAAACGCATAATTTGCATTACTTTCCGGCGGCACTTCGCATTGTGAAAATCTATTCTGTAATTGTGCAAATACCGGCTGTTCCCATTTCATATTGTACGGTGGATTTGATATACAACAATCAGCTTTAAATTCGCTCTTAGTTATCTCTTTAATCGTCGCAAATCTATCACCCTTTTGTGTCCTGTATGTTTTGAATTTTTCATCTGATAATACATCACAATGGATAACTTCCGCATCAATATTTCTAATTGCCAAATTAAACAACAAAAACGGAATGACACGACTATCATATTCTTTGCATATAAATTTTAAATCGTTATTCTCGTTCCATTTTTGGATTGTCAATGCTCCACTTCCCGCACACAAATCTAAACAAATCTTTTCATCTTTGATTTTTGATAATTCCGCAACCGCTACCGCAAGACTTTTCGGTGTGTAGTCTTGCATTTTTTCTTTGCGGTCGGCAAAATAATATTGAAATATCATTTGCATATAATCTATTGTTAAATCGGGACATATTAAAATCCAATCTTCACATAGTTTTCGACACTTTTCAGCATTTAACAATGTTGATTTTAATTCATCAACAACATCTTCAATTTTTTCTATGTTCAAAACGCTCTTGAATTTTTCAACTAATTGTAACAGTTCCATTTCAACGTCCCCATTCCTTTAAAAATTTGCAATCAAAAACCGCCGTTTACACGCTACGGCGGTTCCCGATTGATAGAAGAAAAAAAGGAGAAAACCCTATTGTGAATTTCTTCACGTTATCATAATACCACAGAATATACTCCGTTTTACTCCGCGTTTTTATTTTTTTGCAAATTTTTTAACGCCGATTTCTGAATTTCGTATATTTTTGTTTTTTCAAAATGCATTTTCTGACAGATTTTATTCTCATTCAGTCCTAATATGTATTTATATCGCAGTACCGCCTGTTCCTGTGGGTCCGACAACTTTGCAATCGCAGTTTCGATTGTTTTCAACTTTTCCGCCGCCGTTGAATATTCTGTTTTGTATTGTTCCTGTAAATCAATCAATTTACAAATCAATTCGGATTTATCGGTTGACTTTCCGCCGCGTGGCATATCATTGACTATCGCCGTCACTTTGTTGATTTGCGACTGCAATTTCTGTATCTGATATTCAATACTCTCCGCATTTCGCATTATTTTTCTGTATTCCTGTAATTCTTTTTGCGTCAATGATATGCCCCCTGTTCCGTAATCGATTGCGATTTTTAGTTTTTGTTTAACAGCCTGTGTTGTCCGTTTTTACTGACTATATACAAATATTCCGGTGTTTCCTTTTCAATTTTCCAATTTTCCGATTTTAAACCGTGTTCGGCAAGAAAAAGTTTTTGCCTGCGGTTCGGATTGATTAATCTTTTCATTGATTTCCTCCGTTTTTTCTTTTGTTATTTTGTTTCATTCTTTGAAGTGACTGTTTCCACGAATTCCGTATTATGTTATATTCTCTGTTTGATGTATCAATCGCAACAATAGAATTTCTTAACTTTTTTTTGTTCATACTGACATCTAAAATATCACGACTTCCGGCAAACGTCAGTACATAAACCTGTTTTTTGTACTGACGTGCATAATCGATAATACATTCATTTAACAATGCTTGAAACGTCATTTGTGACGTTATGCGTTTCAAATCACCCGCCTTTAATTTTCGTATGTATGGTTTCATAAATTTTGATTTATATTTTCTCATTTGCTTGTTTACCTTTCTTTTTATTTCGCCGGTTTCTTTTTTGGTGGCGTGGTCACCCATTTTGTGTGCGCTCCGTTTTTCTTTGCGGCATCGTCTGAAATCTCGGCAGAAATTTCAATGCCGTTAATATTAATTTTTATCTTCATATCTTTTTCCCCTCAATAAAATCATCCGCAAAACAATCGCCACTATCTTTGTTGGTGATTTCCGAAAAATAAATATATCGGTGTCTGTTGGTATATTTTTTGTAAAACCTATCAAATACCCAACGGCATTTTTTTTGACAAAGGCCGTAAAAGTTTTCCGGTGTTGCATTTTCGACCATATCAATAATTGTCCATATTGCAATCAAACATTCCTGCTTGAAATCATCTATGTCCGCCTCGCCGAAAGATACATTATGATACATATTTCGGTATATGAATATATCAATATTTTTTTCAGCATTTTCTTTAAACAGCCATCTCGCATTTTGGTTTATTGGCAAATCATAAGCCGTGTTGGTATCCCACTCCAAATTATCAATACGATTATTATTGGGATTGCCGTCTAAATGTTTTGCCTGTCGGCTGTTCCCCTGTGGTTTTCCTTCAAAAGTCAATAATACAAGTTTTGCAACACTTCTTCGCACTTGACTTTTACCATTTCTTAACCTCACCATTAAACAGCCATTATGTCCTCTGTATTGCGACATAATTACGGACGGATATGTACGTGTATTAATATATCGTTCCTTGCTTCGTACACGTCCATAATTACTGACTTGATATACCCCTTTAAACTCCTCTATGTCTTTCCATACTTCGTTCATACTTCACCGCCTCACCATTTGACCGCCTCGTTAAATCGTTTTTTCTGCTCGGTTGATGATAGTTGGGTATATATTTGCGTAGTATCAATACTTCCGTGCCCTAACAAATCTTTTAACAACGACATATCTACGCCGTTGTTTAACGATTGTATAGCGAAAAAATGTCTAAATGCGTGCGGATGCATTACTTCTTTTCGTATTTGATATTTTTCTGCAAAATCTTTCAAACGTGAATCAACGCTCCTCGTAGTCATATGTTTTCCCTTCTTTTTCCCTGGGAATAGCCACCGTCCTTGCACGCCTGCAAAATATTCCTTGCTTTCCTCAATCAGCTTGTCCGGCAC